CCGTTTATCTTGTAAATTATAGAGTCTAAATTTTTATATATAGTATCTACTTTGCGAATATTTCTAACCGCCGTGATACTGTCATTTAGCGCACCCTGACTAACCCCTGAACTCGAAATGGTCTGCCATGAGCCTGTACCATTTGAGTTTGAAGTCCAAACCTTACCTGAAGCTGCACCACTTTTAAAGACTACATTTCCATCAAATTGAACACCTGATTTGAACCATGTTGAATCCCTAAATTTGTTTACTATTTGTGCATTAGCAACAAATTGAAACATTGATAATATTAAAAGTATTTTTTTCATTAAATATAAATTATGTCTATTTCTGCACCTGTATCAATTGATGAATCAAATTCAATATTACCTGTAACTGCATTAAAAGTAAAAGCAGAAGTGCTTATCTTTTGTGCATCTATAAAAATTATAAGAATTGATTTGCCTATCAAACTTGTATTTGTATATGAATCAGTACCGTCTCCAACTATCTGTAATAGAGCAGTAGTTGCTCCACTACAACATTCAGATATTTCTATGTTTATTGTATCACTCATTTTGTAACGTCTTGAACTATAATTAAAATATCTGAATAATATGTTTTTACTTTTCCATCTAAATATGTAAACTCAACGTCAAAATACCATTTACCAACATCCCAATTTAAAATATAGTCTTTTAGTAAACTAAATTGACCATTTATTGCTGATGTCTTCACAATTCCACTACCAACGGAATATTTATGTACCTTGCATCCCGTCTTACTGCCCAAACGGAAGTCAGCATTGATGTCGATGTTAGTCAAATCTAATGCCGTTCCGTTTACAGTAACAGTAAAACACAATCCGTTGAAAGTGTCACCTTTTATGTGAGGTTTCAGCATTTAGTTTAATTGGAAACAATCAAAAATATCTTCAGGACTTTCCAAAGGACAAACGGGCGTTTTTTGAAACCAAACCGCTTCGATGTTCCAAACAACATCGTCTTCTAAGTTTTCTGTAACAGGATTGTTTGTAAATATAGAAACCGCCTTATCTGAAATATGCAGCAAAGTATCTGTCTTGTATGCCAAATGCCATACACGAGAACGTTCTAATTCAGTATAGAAAGAACAGTTATCTACATAGTTAGGGTCTTTATAAACTACTGTATAGTTACGACCTGTAACTTTTTCACGTAAGTCTCCGTAACCTGTACCTGCTACTTTTTCACCACCGTTTGACGTTCCACTAACTTCAGGAACTATACGAATTAATCCGCTTTCAATTCCTGTTTGCCAGTTTACTGTACTTGTTGGTGCAGCTTGTATTGTTGCCACATAATCTTTATGAATAAAGGCAACGGCACGTACTCTGCCTTTTTCAAATTCTGCGCATGGGTTGCATACGTGTTCAGGTACGTCTGATTCACATGATGCTCCTGGATAATAAACACTCATTTTTTATAAATTTAATTTGATGAATAATTGTTACAAATCGTTTGACATACGTCTAAACATTTACGCCTGTATGTATGTCTTATATTATAATCAACTCTAAACATAAATAAATCAGGAACTCCATCGTATGTTGCAAATTCTGTATTTATTATTTGATTTGAGTTGAAATCTGTTCTGTTTTGTGTTAAAAATGCTATACTTTTATTTTCTAACTTAAATTGGTCTGGCATATAGCTTGTAACAAATTGTGATAACTTAGAATTATCTTGTTTTAACTTTATTCTGTTACCGATAACAAACATAGATAAACCGTAATTATCTGTTATCTCTTTATTGGAATCGCCGTATTGTTGTGTTTTGTAAATAGCCGTTTTCTCATTTAATCTGTGATATACTTGAAATCCTACCGTATTATCTAAACTCATTTTAACACCCTCTCCATATTCGTTAACCACAGTTGGCTGTAATACACTTTTGTTTTCTGTTTCTGTTGGCACTAATTCCGTGAGTCCATAAAAGTTAGCATCGTAATTTTTAACGAGTGCATTCTCTTTTATAGAATCGTTTATTAAGTTAATTAGTTGCTCTATCATTCAGAAAGTTGTTTACTATTTCGTTTGTCAATTCTTCTTCTGCTTTTGATAATTTGGTTAAAATCTTTTTATTGTACTTTTCTTCTAAGTGTGTGAGTTTTTCAAAGTTTAATTCATTCTGATAGCCGATTGCATATCCGTATGTTGTTTTAATTGGATTCTTTTCACATATACTCATATCATTTTCCATTTGTCGTGTCAATGATAAAATCACTTTTATATCTGCTGTTCTGTTATACTTCTTTCTCGCCTGACCTTTATTTACACCTCTTACAATCTTAGGACTTTTAAAATCTCCCGTTCTTACTTTCATGTATTCAGGTGAGTAAGTACCGATTTGTTGCTCATTCGCATCTTTTCCCCGAACATGAACCCTGTCTCGCATTACGCCAGTTAATGTGCTTGCAATAGTTCGTAAAAGTTTGTCAGTTTCTTCTTTTGAAGCCAACTTACTAAAGTCTGCTTTTATCGAATCAAAGAACTCTTTTCCGTTGCTGTTTACGCTTATCATGGCATTACATATTCTGTACCTGAAATTTCTAAACAATCTATACAAGTATCGTTGTCTAAATGAATAGTATCGTTTGCAGTTTGTAAAAAGTCCGTATAATCAGCAGTATATAATTGTAGCAATTCTTCAGCACGTTTCTTATCTACTGTTGTAAATCTGTTTACACGGTCAGAATATATCCTTTCACGCATTAACTCTATTCCTAAAGCATACAAGTAAGCATCTGCATAAACATCTATATTTCCACATAGTATCGCATCGTATGAGCATCGTAAAGAAACATCTGCTTTTAATCCGTATGTGTTATTCTTTTGAGTTACATCTGTTATAACGTCGTACTCAATTCCTTTTTTAAATACCACTTCGCAATCGTTACAATCACAATCACACAAGTCATTTGTAAATTCTAAATCTTTAACGTTATCAAAAGGTGCGCTATCATAAGCAACAATTAAATCTAAACTGTCAAAAGTTCTATTTACATAAACCTCATTCCATCCTGCTGAAGTTGTAAAAGTCTTTGTGTATAACAATACTTCATCTGAATAGATAGTGATAGTTGTTTCTTTAACCTCTAATGCATATAAATAAACTTTTGATACATAAAATCTTAATAACTCACTTTCACAATTAAAAGACTGGATTTGTAAACCATGTTTTTTATTCAAAGAACTTACCGTATCTCCTAATTCTCCACCAGTTGTATATGTATTCAAAACCTTTTTTAAGTCGTATTGTGTTTTCATGTACGATAACACATCCTTACTTAGTCTTGATATTGCACGTTTCTGAACGTCTGCAAATACTCCAAAAAAAGATAGCTGATTTGCATTTGCAACTGCATCTATGTTTTGGAGGGTTACACCTGCGAGGTCTGTTAAATATTTACCACTTACGGATGCTTCCGTTTGGCAATTAACACCTACACCTATGTAACCCTCTAAACATTGCATATTAATCTATTTTAGTAACCTCCGTCGCAAGAATCACAATCGTTGGTCACGTTGTAAAGCAAAGAACCTCTGTTGCCAGATAATGGGTCTCCACTTCTGTAAGCGTCTGAAGGAATCGTCCACAAACCAAAGTTTGAAGATAAAATCATATTCCATCCTTTTTGAAGTGTTTGTGTACCACCTCCGATAACATCGAATGATTCCTCACAAGCGTTAAATTTGAAGTGAACATCTATTGGCAATGCAGCAACCTGTAAACCACCGTTAGCAGTCATTGTAGTATAAGGTAATTTAATTACATCAAAGATATTTTCACCTGTATCTCTACGTTTGAATCCCTGATATTTTAAGTAAGTAACCAACTGTACAGCATCTTTTTCGTAAACTAACAAGTCATTAACATCTCCAATTGTTTCTACTTCGTTATCATAGTAGAAGTCAAATCCGCCTGCTTGCGTACGAGTATCTAATCCATTTTGTGCAGCTTGTTTGGCGGCTTGTTGCATGATGTAGTTATTGAACAAACCAGCACCAACTGCAATCGGTCTTCCGCTCATGTTGTTTAACTTGTAATCAGAAAGTATCTGTGTTGCACCGTCTGTTAATGAGTTAAAGTTTGTATCTTTTCCGATGTTGATTGTAGCGGCAGTTGTTAAACCTGTTCTTCGGTTTTTACCGATTGCAGCAAAAGCCAAAGTCAATAAATCAGAGTTTATTGCAGACATCAAACCATTAGCAGCTAATAATGTCTCAATTGCAAATTCATTTACTACTGTTGCATCTCCAATTTTAGTTGGGTCTGATGCAGCTTTCTCATAAGCAGCTATTGTTTCATCGTTAATATGTACTGCTAATTGACGGTAGTTAGCCACACTTACAGAATCTTCTGAATATGAGTTTACGTTTACTGAATCACAACTCGCAGTAGTTTCTGTTTGTGCTGCTGTGTAGCGTTTTTTCTTCTTAACTTGTACAGCATTGAAGTGACCATTCATAAGGTCATATTTAATGTTATTCTGTCCGTAAGAATGCGAAGTAAGCAAGGATTGTAAGAATCCAGGCATTTCAATTTTGTTTTGTGGTGTTGCCGATTTTGCTATCTTTGATATGTCCTGCAAAATGTACGGCGCAAATCCGTTTGCCATTTTTTTTAGTATTTAAAGTTGTTAAAAATCTTTTCAATACTAATGACTTTCTTTAAGGTATTTGTAAGGCATCGTATGCCGAAGTATCTACTGTGTGATTGCCATTAGTAGTATGTTGTACGAATGGCTGCGTATGTTGAGTGGCAGTTGAATCCGTAACAGCAAGTAATTTGTTTTGAGATAAAATCTCCTTTGCAAAATCTTCATAAGAAGTCTTGTTGTTGCGTTCGTCAAGATAATCGAGTGACTCATCATCTGCTCTTTTTATCTCGAATTTGCCAGTAGTTGGGTTGTATATTTTTTTTGCACCTTTTTCCGCCAGTGCCTTGTTTATTTTTTGTTTAGCAACGAGTAGATTTGTTTCTAAATCAAAATCGTTTGCGTATTTCAATCCACCATAAAACAATTCTTCTTTAAAAGTTGATATGGCTTCTGTTTTTTCTTTTTCTTTTTCCGCTATCTGTGATAAATATGTAGCTTCTTTTGTTTTAAATTCTGCTATTAATTTATCTATTTCTTCCTGTGCTTTCTTAGCTTTCCCGTCATCTCCTTTTCCTTCGTGTTTAGCTTTTGCACTTTCCAATTCTCGTATCTTTGTCAGTGCGCTTTTTACTCTCGCTGGTGTTGATTTAACACTCAATAACTCATTCCTAACCGCTTCATCTTCTATAAATTCATCTAAAGCGTCTTTCAATTGTGCATCTACTCCGTTTAATGCTAAAGCCGTAAAATGGCTCTTTAAATTGTAGTTCTGTTTTGCACTTTCTAAATCATACAGATTGCTTTCTAATTTTACTGCAATTTCTTCTGAAACTTCAATATCTTTTATCAGTTCCAATGTCTTTGCAAATTCTGCATCTGTAATATCTATACCTGCTTTTTTAGCTAAGTTTTCGACTAACTGCTTTAGTTTATTCATAAATTATTTTTCTGTGTTATCAGACTGCTTTGCACTTTTTTTATCTTTCATTGCTTCCAGTTCTGCGATTTTTTTCTTTAATTCTGCATTTTCTGAAATAGCAATTTGCGCATCTTTGGTTGTTATAATCTTTGCGAGTAATTCGTTTTTTTGATTTTTCAATCCGTACTGCCAGCCTTCAACTCTCTGAAGTCTGTGTTTTTCTTTTAATGAGTTTATTCCAAATTCGCTAAACTCGTATATATTCTTATTTTTGTCTATTGCTATGAAATCCTTAGCCATGTAAATATTTTGTGTAAATTTAAGTATTAGTTTTATAAGTATAAATTTATCTTAGTTAACTAAGGTTCATTTTATCTCTTATCTCTTTTGGTACAGCTTCTTTTGCTATTCCGTAAAATCCATGTCCACAATTCCATCCGCCTGCATAATCTAAAATATTATTAACATTTGTATCTGCTTTCATTCCTTCAGGTAACTTTGTTTTTTTATTGCACGGTATCTCTTTGCTGCAAATATCTACACCGTCAATGTTGTTAAAAAGAATGTCGTCTAATTCAGATTTATGTACATACTTCTTTTTTACCATGTGTTTACACCATTCACGAGATGTTTCTAATAAAGAACCCGTATACATATACCATTCTAAACCTAAATCTTCTGTAATTATAGTTTGATATGTACGGGAATATGTGTTAATAGAGTCTATTACAATCGTATTAGCATACTTTCTAAACGCACCTAAGTTCTCTGCCTTACCATTAATATAAACATTCATGGCATTCTGAAATTCTGCATAAGAACCGCCACTTGTAATATTAGATTGAAGTATTGATTGCGCTTTTGAAATGATATTGATATCAACTCCTTGCTCACTTAAATAAAGTGCAGTCCTATTGATAGAATCCTGTCTTATTATCTTTAATATTTCTTCTGTTGTAGAACTTGGTGATGTTGCAAACGATGCGTAATAAGACTTTGTAACTTCGTCAATATCATCGAATGATTTAATTAATTCTTTTGATGCTTTTATATAATCTTTGTCAAATATTACACGCCTTAATCTTGTGCGGAGTTGTGAAAGAATCCTATAATTGTCAATAGAATTTTTAATATTTCCACGATTATCTAATTTTAAGTCTTTTGTAAGTATTAAAATTTCTTTATAAATCTTTTCCTGAATATTTGGAACTTTATCCATGAATCCATTAATAGACTTATCTATCGTGGTTAATATTTTTTTTATACTACTCAACTACTGTCTCGCTTTGTAATATAAGTTCACTCTTAATACTATTTGCATTCATTACATCAAGTGCATATTTTTCCATAATAGACATTTGTTCTTTATACTCTTTCTCTGCAAAGTTCTTATCTTCTGTCAATGCCTGCCTTACAAACTTCTGTATATTAGAACTAATGATATAGTCAACCTCTAAAATACCGCCGTTTTGCAATTTAAGTATTTTAGTGTCTTCACTATTTCCGTATAAAGGGTCAAGTTTGTATGTCAATTTAGTATATACTCCAACATCTGAATCACTTGAAAACCTCTTTAAAGATATTTCCATTTCCATACCTGCTAATATAATAGGTGACATCTGCGCTTCGTGTGCTTGTTTGTATTCTTCAATCAATAAAGCGTTATTAACTAAATCGTATTTTTGTGGTATCGTAATTGTCGGCAGTCCCTTGTCACGTGCATCCTGTGTTGAAATCACAAAATAATATCTAAGGTTATTGGTGTAATAGGCTACATTTTCACGAATATACTTTAATATTCCTGCCACTTTATGTGCAAAGTTATCCGTTTCATCTCTGTCCCATTGTTTAGCTATACCGCTTTCATCTATTGGAACGTTGTAAAGGAACTGCATATTAACAGACTCTAATGCTTCGTATAAATTAGATTTTACAGCATCTCTTAATAAGTTAGCTATCTCAATATTCTTTTGAATATATCCTGCTGGCGGAATCGGTGGTATTTGACCATTAGGTCTGTTTAAATCCAAATTAATAACTCTATTTTGGAACGGACTTACCGTATCATAACCTGTACCATTACATGAACCACAGGTACTGTTTGCTAAAGCCAAACCTACTTTTAACTTACCAGTACCATTACATTTACGACAAGTATTTGTATTTATAGTCCACTTTTCAGAGTGCATGTGTAATACATATTCCGCCTGTAAATCAGAGTATATGCGTGCAGCTTCATTCAAAGGTGTTACCATTGAATTTATGGGACTTTTCCAAACAATATCACCATCTTCATTTTTATAAAATATACCTCTAAACCTAAATGCTTGCAATTCACCTAAGTTGTGCTGAAATCTGTTTAATTCTAAAAAGAACTTTCCATCTTGACGTTCTAATATTACATATTCTACTATTTCGTTTTGGGTTGATAGTATATAAATATCGTATTCCTTTTTACTGTTTCCGTCAATATGTGTATAGTCTCTATCAGTCTTTACAATCGTATAATCGTTTTCTTTAAAGTAAATTACTTCATCTACATTTGCAATAAAAGGAATCGGCTTTACTAATTCGTTTTCAGGTACTTTGTAAGACAATGGAACTAAAACACATACTGCATTAGTATCTACTAATGCATTTTGTAAACATTCATCATATAACCATGAATCTATATTATCGTAAATAGGGAATTGTTCTTCTAAATAAACCTGTAAATTGTCTTTAACGAAAGCAGGATAAACACATTTAGAATAATCTACTTTCCATTCAGGTGAACGTCTAATCTTACCTAAAGATGTAAATACTTTTGATATTGGATTTTCTGTTTTAGGCGCATAAATCTTAAACCTATAATTCATTATTTCATCAGGCTCATTCGGTCTGCGTTCCTTAATTATTTCTTCAGGAACTTCGCCATTGGCATGAGTTTTTAATGCCTTATATAACTTTAAAGCTTCCTTTTTTATATTCCATTCAATCTTATTCTCGTGGTGGTCAAAGATTTTTATCTGTTCAATAGGTGTCATAATTTACGTCTTTCAGGAATGAACGATTTTTTATCACGTATGTGATACATTTTACCGAGTTTACTCATTTTACAATGATAATTTGATATTGTTGAATAATTATTTTTAATAGTTGTTGGTAGCTTGTTTCCTCCTACAGAATAAGCGTAATAAATATTACTTAATTTATAAGGTTGTAGGTGATTATCTTTTTTATCTCTCGCATACCAAAATATCGGAGTCCAATTTTCTTTATGCGGAAATTCATTTAATTTAAGAGATGCTAACTGAAAAGCTAATTCATCGGCTATTGATGCGCCTCCAAACATAGTTCCTTTTACGGGCGGATTTATATACATTTCTTTTACAGTATCGAAATACTTTTTATTCTTATCTGACTTCTTAAAATAAACGCACTCTGAATGATAATTCCACATTTTTACATTAGGATATATCTTTCTTATGTCGTTTATATCACACCAAATAGAACTATCAGCAAGTCCAGTATTTGACATAGTCCAGTCCACATCTATACATTCATTAAATAATTCTGAAGGTTTTTTATCAAACAACCAAACCATATCCACATCTAAGAATAAAGTCTCTTGAAACGGACTGAAATCATACATCCATGTTTTAACTTTAATGTATTCTACTTTTCCTTTTGTATTCCAACTTTCATCGGGAACTTTTACCGTATAATCAAACAAAGTCTTATCTATATACTCGTAATTATGCGCTAAACAAATAGGCATTTCAGGTTCTATATGTTTAATTGATATAGCTAAATTCTTAGCCATCTCTAAGTATTCAGTTGAACCGATTGCAATTAATAATATACCTTTAGCAGTTTGTACCACAGTTATTGTTTTTACCGTTAAAATATTTCCTTAGTTTAAATTCCGCCTTTGATGTGAAATCTATTTTGCTATTCCAATCAGGAGAATAGTCACCTTGTTGACTCATTTGTGTAGTAAATCCTAAACGATTTGAAGTAACAATAACAGTATCATGCTTCAATGCTGTTATTAACTTGTCGTGATAAGACTCTTGTATATAATCAGTTTCACAGTTATATTCCTTTTCAATATCAGCACTTAAACGCTTGTACTGTCCATTTGTTTGTTTGTATATTTTCTCTGTTGTTGGATATTGTGGACTGTGTAAAAAAAATGGAAAATTAATGCTATTTGTTACACCCGTAGGGTATGTAAACCCGAATGCATCTTCATTGTTTGAATATTCTATTTTAGAAACATAACAACAATCTGTAACTTTCTCAAATAGATTTGAACACGCTATTAAATTTTTATCCTTATCTAAGATAGCATAAGTAAAGCAATCTGTATTAATAGTATCTAAATCCAATTCAGGAAAGTCAACAAATCCCTTTTGCCAATAAGGAGAAAGTTTGTAAAGATAATCACTATCGTCATTTGGCAATGTAACAACAAATTCAATGTCGGGAATTTCACAACATGATGTAAACTCACAATCAAAATCAAACCCCAATAAACTGCTAATTAAATCAATTAACTCTGTTTTTGAGTATAAAGCTACTGGAATATTTCCTGAAATATTATCGGTTACATTAAAAAATACAGTATCATATTGTTCTATTTTTTGGATATTCAATCCGTTTAAATGTCCGTTTAAATCAGTAAATTCTATTGTTATTGTATGTATAGAAGTAAATGTAGCGATGTAAGAAACGTCTATAAAACCGTCATAACTATCGAATGAAATATTAACAACTGTCGGCGGATTTGTACCGTCATCAAATGTAATACTTCCTGTTATATCGTTATAAAAAGAAGTGTAGTAAATCTTAAATCTGTATGATTCAGCAAAATCCAATGAGCTTTCAAAAGAAAATAAAGTATCTGCCAATTCTTTTGTGAAGTATATTATTTGACCATTATTCCAATAAAATAACTTACCTACATTTGTACTCGCTGTTACGCCTGTCAAAGTATTTACAAAATCAAATGAATTATTAATATAAGAACCTGTTGGTATGTCTGCAATTGTAAATGTAGGTGAACTTAAAGAAGATGTCGTACCGTGTTTTACGTCTATTACTTCATTTAAGAAATCTAAAAACCTGTTTCTAGACATTGTATCATCACCTACACCAGCAGATGAAACTATCACAAAATATACATTATCAACCTGTGTATATGTGTAAGAACCGGCTCCTGCATACTTCCATTGAATTACATAAATATTATTTTCAATATACAGTTGTAATTGTTCTTCTTTTGGAAAGGTTATTTGAAATGTTATATCCGTTCCTGTAATTTCATCGAATGGATTTGTAACAAAGTCTTGTGTTTCTGTCGGTGTTTCATCATCTGTATTGCAAATATTGTAAGGGTTAGATTCAAGAACTTCAGCCTCTTCGTATGTGGTGTAAAACTTATATTTTGAACAAATAGGCTGTACTTCTATGTCTTCATCATAAATCACATTACAATCAGTATCTGCTATTGCTATATATATAGGATTTTCGCTAACTAATAAATCTTCACTTGTTTCTACTTCAATTTGTGCTTTTATTGACAAATCATTACATACAGGCAAAGCGTTTAACTGTTCAGCATCACACGCATCTGAATACTCATTATAATTAAAATTTAAGAAGCTAAATTCAGGACTTATAATATTCAAAACCGATAAAATTGAAGTGATAAATTATTGGCAATAGCCCATGTGTTACAAATTTAGTAAAAATATTTGATATTTGTATCATTTTAAATAAAAAAACACTCCCGAAGGAGTGCAAAAACATAAAACAATGAAAAGAAACCCTATGAAAATCAATATTAAGTATAATTTCTGATATATGCAAACATTTTTATTATTTATACTTATTCTAAATAATGGTTAAGTGTTGACAATGTAATATAAAATAGTATAACTTTACATAAAAATAAACAAAATGAAAAAACTAATCTTAATTTCAATCGTACTTTTAACCATGTCTTGCAAAAAAGAAAACCTATATAATATACCAAATGCAATAACTCCAAACGGGGATGGAATTAATGATACATGGGTAATTCCTTTTGACGGTGCAAATGTAATAATATATAATCGATTAGGTGCTACTGTTTTTTATTCTGATAGTTATAATCAGAAATTTTCAGGATTAGGATATAATGAAACATTTTACTATATAATAAACTCAAAATTTACAGGATCAATTACTGTTATTAAATAACTTTAGGTATTAAAACTAAATCAATAGTTCCCTCAACAAAAGAGTAGCTACATTCATTTAACCATCCATAAAGTTGCGTTTCATTGCATTTATAAGCAAATAATCCATGCGGATTTGACTGTAAAGACTTGTATTGCTGAAACGTAAATGGGACCCCTGAAATAGTGTGTAATTCAGGTATAAAAATACCATCATGATTTAAAATAAAATCACTTTGTGTGATATTCTGTTTTTCAGACAACACATTTTCATCAATACTACATTCACTTATCAATTCACCCTCTGCCGATGTGTTACCCTTTCCGCTTGAAAATATCAACTCTTTTGCTGACTTTAAAAAAGTAGTAACATATTGAAACCATTGCAATGCCATTCGTGCAGGACTGATTCTGAAATTTAGAATTGTTGCAGGGTCAATTATATTAGCATCGTTGGTTATATTGCCTTGTTCAACCTCTAATCCACCGTAATACCTATCTAAGCATATAATGAAAGTATCATTATCATAACGCCAGTCTTTAGAGTCTGTATTTCCTTTGCGTCTTGTGATTTCAATAGCATATCCGCTCGCTACAAACTGACATACTCTTTCTAATGTAGCGTCATGATTTATTAGCCTTGTAGTATATTCACGTTCTGTTAAAAATTCATCTAATCCGTTGTATTCTTCGGCTTCATACTTAGAATATCCTGTCTTATAGTTCTTAAAATGTAGCTTTAAATTTGGTGTTTTTTCTACTGATACTGTACCTAAGTCCGCTATTATAGAATCGTTATAAAAGTATTTCCAGTCTTCAATTCTTATTACTTCATCTTCTCCATTTTGTTCAATAGTAAAACCTAATGGATAAATACAGTTTACAGCGTTTATAACCTCGTTAAAAGTTAACGAGAATACTGGTTTATTGTCGTCTGTTTTAACGTCTTCTATACGCCTTAAAAACAACCCTGAAGTTAAACCTAACATTCCACCGCATCCATCGTCTAAGAAACTAAACGGCTGTGAATCTTGCCTCCCTAAATACTCGCTATAAACCTTTAAACAATTATTGGTAACGTATTCTGATATATGACTTAGTGTTTCGTTTACTAAGTATAGCTTTGCGTTTGTATTTGTAGATGCGCAAAGTGAATCTATTGTTATATTTATAAAACTATCAGAATATTGCGTTATATCAAACTTTGTAATAGCATTTTCTAAACTTGCATCTGGTGAAAATAATCCGCTTGTAACACTTACTCGCATAGCTATTTTTTCACCAATATCTATATTTTCATATAAGTCGAAAGTTCTATCTAATTCAAAAATAAAATGCTTTTCTTGAAAGTTTATTACGGTTGTTGTTGTTGTAAGTGTTGCTGTGTCTAAAACAACACTTGTATTATCTAATTTTATTTTAAGCAGGTTAAATTCAGCATAAGCATTCTCTGACCATCCATAAGTTTCAAACTTATTAAATTCAATTTTTATTTTATATTTTCCTTTTATGTTATATTCAGCAGCCTCTATACATGTTTCATCGTTATTATTAGTAAACAGATACACCTCAGAACCAGCCATTGTATCTCCTCCGTTATCTATTGCGTGGTATAATATATCCTCATTTATATCGGAGTCTGGTATTTCATTAAGTCCTATTTTGTCCGCTTGAAATATTCTAAACCTAACAGATATACCACCTATTGCTATTTTTGTGGCAATAGCGCCAAATTCATCGTCATCAAGCATATCCTTTGATACAATTGAATCATTATTACCCGTTATTTGTTTTCTTATTGTTTTACTCGGTATCTCAATTTCTTTACCTAAATACTCATAATCTGCTAATTCTGTTGTTTTGTCAATAGCTGTTAACGTATCCAAATCAACTTTTGTATCCATTGCGTTTTTAAACTGATAAAAACACCCTGACTTTTCAATACCTACTACACAATAACAGTCCGAACCACAAAACTCGGTGTATTCATAGAATGTTATATTATATTCAATAGTGTCTTGTAATTCACCAGCACAATAATATTCTATTTTAAGAACCGCAACCGCATCAATGCCACTAACCGCATAAAGTCCGCTAAGTATATCAAATCCATTTCCATACACTTCAATAGTTTCTTCACTCGATTCTGCCATAACTCCATGCCAATTATCTGAACGCTTTAACTTAATCTTAGTAGCGTCAAAACCCACAGGCTCGTCTATTTCAGTACCGTTTATATAGAATTTAAACTCCATTTCTGTTATTCTTTATTTGTGAAACCGTAACACCTGATTTAATAAATGTAGTGAATCCTTGTTTGTCAAAATTAACCATTAATGCAGGATTATTAGCCAACTCTTTACTAAATGCTTTTGCTAATCTATCGTAATCCATACCCTCTTTTATTACGGTTGCTGAAGGCATTAACATTTCGGGTATCATGTGATTTGGAATACCTTTTAACAATTTGTTTGTTTTTGCATCGATAATACGTTCACCTTTTGAAAGCATGGCCGGAATACTGTCGCTTGTTTCAGTTCCGCCGCCTTTAACGTATTCAGTACCTTTAGCAAACTTAGGTATTTTTTGCGCACCAATAATTGCTATTTGCGCTGCCGTTGTCGCTGCCGTTACTGCTATTGCCGCAAATGAAGCAGGATTCAATGCCGTTACGGAAGTAAATATCTTGGTAATAGCTAATGCACCATTAATAATTGCTTGTGCTATTGCCGCCGCCTTATCCGCCTGCGCTTGTTTTGTTTTTATTGCAGCTATTTGTCTTTGATATCTTAATTCAATACGTTCCTTTTGTGCATCCGTTAACTCTTTATTAGAAAGTTCTTTACTTTTTAAATCATTTAACCTTTGTATTTGTAAGTTAAATTCATCGTTACGCCTTTGATTTGCTATCTGAAATATTGCATCCGATGTTTTCTGTGCTATTTCAATAGCTGCATTAGAAATAGATTCTGACTTTTCCTTTTCTGCTGCAATTTCTTCTTCGATTTCTTGTCTTCTTTTTTGTCTCCTTTTTTCACTTTCTGCCAATCTAAATTCTTCTGCCTGTGCTGCAATTTCAGCCTCCAATTGTCTTCTTTTTATAACAGACTTTTTATATAATTCTAAATCTTTCTCATAAGTATCTCTATTATTTTTTAATCTTAATTCGTTTTGTTTTTGTAATTCATCTGTTCTTGCTTTCTCTATTTCGGCTTCTAATTCTCGTCTTCTTTTTAATGAAGCACGATAATCTTCAATCATTTTTTCACGTCTTTTTTTCTCATCCTCTTCAATTTTCATTTGCGCTTCAACTCCTTTCTGTGCTATTTTAGCCTTTAACATAATTATACTTTCTTCTAATTCAGTTTGTTTTGCTATTCTTTCTTTGCCTATTTCTGTCTGCGCATCATCCCATTCATTATTTTTTCGAGATTGCTTTAATTCCTCTTGTAAAAATTTTAATTGAGTTGCTAAAGTTTCTTTACCTTGTATTTCCATTAACGCAAGTTTGCGCTTATGTTGTTTTTCCATTTTCTCTAAGATAATATCATTATTCTTAGCTGTTCTTTCCGCAAACTCTGAATAAGCAAAATCTGTTAATCCTAAAACGTCTGTAAGCTGTTTAAATAATCCTATTGTTAAATTAATAACATCACCAATTCCACGTATAGCCTGACCGACTAAACCTCCTGAAGTTTTCAATTTATCGAAGTTTGCTATTAGATAACCTACTGCTAAAATTAATGCGCCTATTCCTGTACTTGCTAATGCTATCTTAAATGCTTTTGTAATTCCTACACTTTCACCAACAACAACAGTATATGCGCGTTGTGCTGCAACGCTTAACCCTAACCTAAATGCTGATTCTTTTTGTCCTAAATTAACTATTTGCTGCAATCCGCTTGTTATTGCCATTACTGCATTCAACTTCACTAAAGTCTTTTGTAAGTCTTCACTTTCACTTCCAAATAATGCAGCTGAACCACTTAATACCTGAAAACCTGCTGCACCTACTTGTAAACCTTGTAATGCCGCATCAAATTTAAACGTATCACTTGAAAGTACGCTAATAACCTGTTGTGCATCCTTTACAGAATCCTTTAATTGACCTGCACCACGTGCCATATTGTAAATCTCTGAAGTGGTAGCCTTACCTGTCTGCAATAGTCTTGTAAGTTCGTCACGTGAAACCCTTAACTGCGTTCTAAACGATTCCGCCTGTTTGGCAGCGCCCTTTATAGCTTCGCCACCAAATGCACCCGTAGCCGCCTTTCCTAACTGCTTATAACCTTCCGTTAATTTATCAATGGATGCTTTGCCTAATTTAGCTTTTGCAGCATATTCGTCCATCATCTTTTTCTGCTCGGCATTTCCCGAAATTGTGGTAGCTTTTAACTCCTTTTCCGCTTGGTTAAGTTCATCTATTGCCGTAATTGCAGGCTCAATGCCTTTTGCGTCCGCTACTAACTCTATTAGATACTTCATTCTGTTTTAAATTTTGTCTGCGTTGATAATCCAAATCTGAATAAAACTGATAAATCGTTTTATTTTTGTTGTTTATTTTGGATATTTCACCAACAAAATTTCGCTGAAGGTCAGCTATTTCCGCCTCTACTTTGCGGACAGAATAGAAGAAACCAAATCCGAATGCGCTTTGGTCAATGCGTTTGTTATTTCCGAATAAGTCTGGAAATTCGCTTCTAATTCTTTCAAAAATGGCATTAACTCCAACATAGGAGTTTGCAAAAAAAAATCGGTTACATCTTTATGTTTTTTCCAAAACTCTATTTTTTCTATATTATGCTTAAAGTCGTATGTTGTCGGGTTTTCTTCTTTCTCAAAAAAAACTATTGAGGCTAATTTGTAAAGTATTTCAGTATCAAAATACCATGTCAATCTTTCCTTTAATATCTTGTTTAATTCGTTAATCTTATAAACGTCAATCTTTGAAGATGTAAGTATTTTTTCAACTGCTTTTGTATGTTGTTCTAAATACTCATACGTTATCTTCATTCTCGCTTCTTCATAGAATGTGATAGTTTTTAAACCACGTTCATAAGGGATATTAAAATAGTCTTTAAAACGATAAAAAGACCTTCCTTCAATTTCAAATGCAAACTCAATCGGATATTGAATATCATTTGGAAACCGCTTAAATAAGTTTTTAAATTTTGCTTTTATCGTTTTAAATAATTTCATGCTCTTTTAGTTTTTCTTCTAATTTTGATAATGGATACATTCCTACCGTTCTATTATTCTTAAATATTCTCACTTGTTGTTTTGTCGGATATATCCAATACTTACAAGATAAATCTTCTATTTTCTCGTATCTATGTTGCAATGTACCGCCACATCTACACGTTTTATAATGCCTAAATCCATCAATGGTCATTTTCGGGTAGCTTTGCGTTATCAAAGAATTGTAACATAGATGCTATTATAGTGTTCATTCCGCATACTATCAATATTGACTTAATATCTATATGCCACATCAATAAAACAGTCCAAACAGATGCCATACATGGTAAACACATTGCAACTGGTTTAAATATCCAATGTTGCATTCTTTCACCTAAATATCCAAATATCATACCCTCCCAAAAACAAACATGAATACCTGTACAAATTAGACTTATTTCTATTAGTTGCAACATACTGTTATATCCGTTTCTGTTGTTGTATCGTTTACAAAAGTTAATTCTATTTCTTTGTATTCAGTTTCACAATTCCCTATTATCTGTAAATCACATTCATCGAAAACCTGAATTAAATATTTGCCATAAATATTAAACAAACCATCTGTGTATTCTGTTAAATCAATAGTAAATGAACCTCCATAAACAGTAATATCACTCGTGTATAACTGTGAGAACTTATCTTTAATAACTAATTTATAATTGCCATCTGATAAGTCCGTTTCTATTGTTATAGTTTCAGTACACAAGGGTACTTCTATTTTCCATGTACAAATACAACTCATTTTAACCTATTTTAGACAAAGTTAATAAAAAAAAATTACATATTGCGTATAAAATCACTCATAAATATATTTAACCAATACCTGAATGTGTCTAATGCGTCCGCCTGTTGTTCAGGGTCGTTTCTGTCTTTTTTCTTAATAGTTCCGTCTGGAAGTATCTCAACATGAACCATATCAAATATTAACTCCTTTGCACCTATCGGGTCAAAGTAACAAGGATAATGCTCTAATACTGCGTTAACAAGCACCCTATTTGTCTTTAATGGCGGATTTGGCACTAAATACATATCCTTTGACGGTATATTTAGTTTTTGTTGTATAATATCGTAATTATGGTAGTTATCTTCATTTAAAGTGCCACGTGTGCGACCTGAATAGTCACCTGTTACATAGTACATTGGTGCAGGATAATTTAAACGTATATACTCGCATAGTTCATAAGTGTTGGCATTGTTTAGTTTAATTACTATCGGAACGTGTATAGCGCCTTCATACTGTTGAATAATCGTACAACAAAATGGATTCCTGTTAAAGTCAAAAGACAAATAGGTTATCTCTTCAGGTCTGTACTTAGTTTCTTTAACGTGTTTTTCTTCTTTGAATGTGTAGACAAATTTAGCATCCGTATCATAGTTTGTCCAGTCGCCTTCAATCATTATCTTGCGTGAACGTTCATCTAAGTTTTCCCATGCCGACCATTGGTCGTTAGTTACAAATGGATTATCTATTGGACTTGCATTAATGTAGTAAAAAGGAGTGTTTAGGTTGCCTTTTTGATACGGAACATAGATAAAATCTTTAACCCACGTTTGAGTAGGATTAAACGAACTAAATATAAAAGGTGGTGGCATCCTTTGTACATAATGTGAACCTGAACGTTCTAATGCACGATACCACATCTTTTGGCTAAGTTCCTCTATCTGCTCTAAAAAGAAACCATTGCACTCTAAACCTAAAAAATCATTCAATTCAGGGTCTGAAGTAATATTTTCACCTTTAAATATAATTTTACTGCCGTTTTTATGCCTTACAAAACAATTAGATTTATCTCTTGACCATTTCCAATT